GCCGCAAGGGTGGTCCCGTCATAGTCCCACAAGGAACCACCCCCGGCGACGAACAGCTTGTCCTCATACCCGGCGAGGAAGAACGGCCCAGCCCCGTCCACCGCGCCGATAACAGTTGACCCGGTGTAGAGGCTGGCCCCCGAGACGCCGTAGAGCGCGCTGTCGAGTACCCCGTCGCCCTTGAACAAGGCCTGCACCGGGCCTGCGCCCATGTCGGCGGAACGATCCGACAAGCCGGGGCGCGATTGCAGCACCACGCCTTGCGCTTCGGTCGGGGCCGCTTCCGCAAACATATTGATGACTGGTAGTTCGGGCAGATTGCCCCGCGCCCGCTCAAAGCTGGACAGGCCGAATTGCAGGCGCATCAGAACAGGTCAGCCACGGTCAGGGTGGAGCCGGTCAGTGTGGCATCCATCACCAGGTCGGGATTGGCGAATACCTTGTTCAGCACCGCGCGCTTGGAGGCTTCGGCAGCCTGCATCGTCAGCGGATCGAGCGCGTCAGCCCCATAAAGCGGGGCGAGATAAACGCACAGGTTCCACTTGATCGCGGCCACGATGTCAGCGGCGAGATAAAGCGTGGTGGAGGCAGTCAGTGGGGAAGGCGGGTTGACCGCGATCCCTTCCATTGCCCACAGCGCGAGCATGTCCCCGAGCCGTTCCACCGCGTCACCTTCCTGCGAAGCGTCGGGATCGGTGCCGAGCCCGGTAATCTTGCGCAGCGCGAAATTGACGATATCACGCGCCGTGGTGCCCGCCGTGTTGGCGACAATCGGCAGGTAAATAGTTTCGGTGAGGGTTTCGCCGTAGTCGGACGTAGCCGACAGCGTGAAGGTGGCGGTGGTTCCGGCAGTGCCCCCCGACACCACCACGATCAGGTTGTCGTCGTCCGGGGTGTAACTGTTGATCGTCGCGCCCGAGACGGTCGGGGCTGCGAAACTGGCAACGCTGTCGCCATCGGCCAGCGCCGGGGTCCAGGTGTAGCGGTACTTGGAACCCGGAGCCTTGGCGGTCCACGTAAGAGCCATGTTCTATCTCCGAGACGAGCCGGTGCGGGCGAAGCGCGGTGAGGCGCTGGCACGGTCCAGTGATGGCGAAGCCGCGCCATGCGCGAAGGCGGGTGAGGCGACGGTGCGGGCCGGGCGGTAACTGATCCCGCTGATCTGCCCGGCGTGGTAGAACGTGAGCGAGCAGGTGCCCGCGAGATAACTGGGCGCGCCGGAGTTGACCGCCGCCGTGAACGCGAGGGTGGAAGCCCCCGCCAGCGTCCCGCGCCCCGTCAGTGCCCCGGCATTGATCAGGGCCAGCGCGTTGCTGCCGATCAGCGCCGCCGTCGCCGTCCGCGTGGCGGTGTGCGTGAACGTCAGGCCCGAAGTCCCGACCAGCGCCGACGTGGCGGTACGGGTAGCCGTATGGGTGAAGGTCAGGCTGGCCGTGCCCGTCAGCGCCCCAGAAGCGGGGTTGGTCAGGGTGGCCGTGTGGGTGAAGGTGATCAGGCTGTCGCCCGCATAGGCTGCGGGGTTGGCGAGGTGGGTAAAAGCCAGCGAGGCCGTGCCCGAGAGGCCCGGTGCGGCAAAGGTACCGGTATTGGCGAAAGTCAGCGTCGAACTGCCCGCCAGCGTCCCCGTCCCGGTGATCGCGGCGGCGTGGGTAAACGCGAGCGGGGCGGTGCCGACCAGCCCGAGCGTCCCGGCATGGGTAAAGGCGAGCGAACTGGAGCCCGCCAGCGTCCCGCGCCCGGTAATCGGAGCAGCGTGGCTGAAGGTGAGCGCGGAAGCCCCGGAGAGTGCCCCAGAGCCCGTTAGTGGTGCGGCATGGGTGAACGTTAGGGCAGAGGCTCCAACCAGCCCCAGCGTGCCCCTGTGGGTGAAAACGAGGCCGTTAGTGCCCGCCAGTACCCCAGTAGCGGCAATCGTCCCTGACGGCGTGAAGGCAAGCGCACTGGCCCCGGCGAGAACGCCCGTGGCGAGGCCGGTTGCGGTGTGTGTGAAGGCAAGCGGGGTCGTGCCGGTCAGCGCAGCGGTAGCGGTGCGGGTGGCCGTATGGGAAAAGGCGAGGGTTGACGTACCGGCGAGGGTGCCGGTGCCGGTGACCGCCCCGGAGTGGGTGAACGTGAGCGCCGAGGTGCCCGAAATAGCCCCTGCCGCGCCGCTCCCCGTGCTGACGCTCTCGACCGCGAAATATTCCGCCGTCGATGGTATCGTCCCGTAGGCGAGGACCTCAAGGCTCAGTTTGCCGGTCTTGGCCTGCGTCGCGGTGGGAACCGTGGCGTCGGTAAATGTGCCAAACACCGTCCATGTCGCGGGCGGGTCTTCGCTCGGCGGGGCGTAGGACCCTTCCCAACGGGTGTTGGTACTGTCGTAGCGTAGCCGCAACCACCCCATCGTGGACGAATTGTACGAGACGGCGGTGCGGTCGCCGAAAGTGGTATCGCCGATGCCAATGTTGAGGCCGTTGGTGGCGACGTAGACGCCGAGCTTCGAGGTATCGACCCGCGCGGTGAACATGATCGCGCAATAGGCCGACGTGTCAGGGATCGTGGGAAGCTGGAAATAAGCCCCGTTGGTGCTGGCCCAGTCGTAGAAGGCCGTCGAGACATAGCCCTTCGACGCGTTGTAAGTGCCCGCATTGACCGCGAACCGCGCCTTGCCGCCGCTCTCGCTGATCGTGGCGCTGGCCCCGAGCGAGGTGGAGGAGAACAGGTTGCCGGTCGTCCATGCCGCGCCGATCGACCCGTCCTGGAAATCATCGGTCAGCGTGCTGACATCGGCCAACTGTGCCGCGTCGAGTTCGATCACCACCGCGCCGTAGGCCGAGGACGAGGTGCCGCCCCACGCGATCGACGAGCCGGTCTCCCCGCTGTTGCGGGTCATCACCTCAAGGCCCGAGGTCGGGGTCGCGTAGCCGTTGTCGAAGACTTCGGTGTAGCTGGCGTTGTTCGCGACCGTGGTGGTCGAGTTGGTGCCCGAGAACACCGCGCCGATCACGGCGTTGTTCGTGCTGATCGCCGAGCCCATCGAGACCGTGGGCGTGGTGCTGGCGCTCTGGTTGTCCGCTGTCGCCGACTTGACCTTGAGCCCGGTCAGGCCCGCCTTGTCCGCCCCCGCGACCTTGATGACCGCCAGGCCGCCGCCGGTGGTCGTGCCCGGGGCGTGCGTGAACACCGTCGAGGCGGCGACGCCGATCGGCACGTCGCGCACCCAGACCTGCATGCGGTCGGCGCTGGCGTTCTTTACCGTCTGCTGCGCGAGGGTATAGGTGCCGCCACCGTCGCCGTTGTTGTCGGTCGGGGCAGTGGTGCCGGTGTAGCCGGTGTGCGCGGCGACGATGACCGGAACGTCCCCGACCGCAGGGGTGGCGGTAACGGTCTTGGTCCCGCTGGTCGTGTTGAACGTGACCGAGCCGAGGAGGGTGAGCGTCAGCGCCATGACCGCTCCTTAACTGTTCGAGGCCGCGCCATTGTAGGTGTTGCCCGCCCGCGTCAGGGTCGCGTTTGCGCCCACGTTCCACATGTTGGTCATGGTGCCGGGCGAGGCGTTGGTTACAGTGTTGTTCGAAACCGTCGCCGTGACGTTCACCGTCCCGCTCGCGCCGTAAATCTGGAAAGCGTCGGTCGTCAGGCCGTTCTTGATCGTGTTGTTCGAGAACGTGACCCCGTGAACGTAGGAGTTCCCCGCCCAGATCAGCACCACCGGGTTGCCGATGCCGGTGTTCGTCCGGCATGCTTCAAGCAGGTTGTACTGGCAATCGATGCTATCGACGTTGCCCGTAAAGTACGGCGAACCCGGCGTATCGAGCCGACACCCGGCAGCCCCCGAGCGCAGGACGTAATTACGATAAGCCGTGCCGCCGTTCGTGCCCTCGAACGAGAACCCCGACGCCCCGGCATCAATGGAAATGTTATCAAGGAAATTGATGTTGGACAGGATGGCGGTCCCGTATCCAATCGAGGAAAAGCTGTCGTCCCCGGTGCGGTAGCCTTTGCAGTACTGGACGGTGACGTTGTAGCTCGCATCCGTGACGTGGAAGCCGTCCGAATAGTTGGAATCCACCGTGCAATAGGTCACCGTGCCGTCGTGGCTGTAGCCGCCGAGAGAGTTGCCCTGGATGAAGAACCCGGCATCCTCGCAGCCCTTGACCCACACGTTATGGATCGTGAAGCCCGCGACGTTGTAGATCATCACCCCCCGATGTTCCTGGTCGAGGTTGTAGCGAGCCGTCCCCGGCGACGTGAACGACAGGTCGCAGATCCGCAGGGTCGCGTGGCTCTCGAAATTGACCGTGCTGCCAGAGGCCGACAGCGCACGAATTTCCGTTAGCCCCGGCCCGTCGCCGTAGATCACCTTACCCGCGCCGTAGAGCATGCGCAGCGAGGTAGAGTGGCCGTAGACCCCGGTGGGGAAGTAGAAGGCCCAGTTGTCCGCCGAGGCGGTGTCGAAGATCGCCTGGAGTTTGGTCGTTTCGTCCGACCCGTTGCCCGACAGGTTGTTCGCGCCAAAGTCGGTCTTGACGTTCTTGATGGTCTTTCCCGTCAGGAACGACGTGTCGGTACGCGCCCAGCCCCCGCCAATGGGCGAATTGGTGGCGGGGGCCGCCGGAGTGACCGTCGCTGTACGCTTGCGGCCCATTCCGAATTTCATCAGTCGGCGGTCGTGGTGAGGGCTGAAGCCGCAAACGTCGGGGTGACGCCGCTCGACACCGCGAGGCTCGACGTGAGCGCCCCCGAGAACAGCAACCCGCCGCCCGTGGAACTGTCGCAGATCGCGAAGTAGGTGACGGTCGCGCCGGTTGTCCCGCAGGTCGGGAACGTGATCGTACCGGTGTTCGAGACGGTGTTGCCCGAGATGGTCCAGCCACCCGAGGTCCGCGCCACGGCCACGCGAGCATAGTTGGTGTAGGTCGTTTCCGACATCGACGAGCCGGTTCCAGCCTCGGTCGGATCGGCGGTGCACAGCGCGACGTAGAGCGAACCCGCCGTGGTCGAACCGCGCAGGCCCGTAGCATCGCCAATGTTGGCAATCGTGCTGTTGTTGAAGATGTTATTCAACAACGCGGTTTCGAATAAATTTGAAGCAGACATCAGCCGTCCCCCTCGTCAAAAGGAAAGGGCGGGACCGAAGCCCCGCCCAATTCATCAGGTGCCCGAGAGACGCAGGGCGAGACGACGGTCGATGGTCTTGAGACCATACAGAACGTCGCAGCGCCACTTGGCCACGTCGTTGGTGCCATCGTAGTACGGGATGATACGAACGCTGACGCCGTTGTAGCTCTCGCGCGCCACGTCCACCGCACCCGGAGGGGCTACCATCGGGACCATCGCCAGAGCGAAGGCGTTCTTGTGGAACACCAGGTTCTGGGCGTAGCCGGTGGAAGCCGTGCCGAGGAAGGTCAGCGCGGCATTGTCAGCCGGACCAGCAGAGACGTTCTGGAACGCACCCGAAGCGATGATCGCCGGGGCATAGGTCAGCGTCAGGTTGCCCGTACCATCCGACGAACCATCGGCAGTCACGACGAACTGCTTGAGGTGCGGCAGGGTGGCCTTGGTGACCGGGTTCACGTCGAACACACCAGCGATGGTGTACACGTCGCCCGCCTTGACGCGCGAGGCAGCAGCAGCCGTCCAGCCATCGGTGATGAGCGAGGCGGTGCCGGTGTCCTTGGTCAGGGCGTAGGTAGTGGCCTGCGAAGCGCCGTTGACCAGCGGAGTGCCGCCGAGCGGGCCGACCGTGTGGGTGGGCACGTTCTGCGACATCTGGGTCATGATGCCGCCGAGGTTGCCGAGCGAGCCTTCACGATAGGCACCCGAAGCCGCGTTCTGGATGTACATCGCCGACTGCGCGCCGACGAGGCCCCAGAAGTCCGTGGGCGAGAGCAGGGCCGTGCGGTCGCCGGTCGGAACCGCCGTCAGGTCGAGCCGCTGCGGAGCCTTCACGAAGTCGGTGAACGAGTCCACGGTCTGGCCGGGGGTGCCAACCCAGTTCGGCACGTCCTTGTACAGCGCGAACAGGTCGGCATCGATCTGGTTGGCAAGCTGCACCATCGCGGGCTTGATCACCCGCTGGCTCAGTTCCTTGATCGACAGCGACAGCTCGACGGACGAGAACTGGAAGTCCACGCCCTTCTGCTGGTTGACGGTGATCGAGGTCGAACCTTCGACAACGTCCTGGATCGACGCGGTAGCGCCCGAGCGGACGGTGAAGTCGGTCGGCTTCTTGATCGTGACGGTCGCGCCGGGGGTGTAGCCGTTGACGCGGTTCTCGAATTCCTTCTCGTAGCCACGATAGACGTTCCCGGCCATGCCGAGTTCGTTTTCGAGAATCATCGTGGCTTCCTTGGCGATGATGCTCGCCGTAAGGACAGTGTTTGCCATGTTGAAAAGTCCATCTCGCCCCGTTGCCGAGGACTGGGAAAGCCGACGTCATCACGACGTGGGCGAACCGTAGGGGTTAGATCAGCCCTTTGCTCCGGGCCGCCACGTATTCATCCATCGACATGGCAGAAGGGTCTTTCGTCCCTCCCGCCGTGCTTCCGGTCACGGGGCGGATCGGTGCAGCGGGCACCTTGGGGGCAGGCTTGGGCGCAGTCAGTTGCGCTTCGATCCTGCCGATTTCCCGAGCCAGTTGCTTGTCGGTCATCTGGTAGAGGCGCGCCGCTTCAGCAGGGTTCTTGCCGAGGTGATAAGCCACGTCGGGGCCGAACTCGCTGGAGGCGATAAGTTCCGCCATCTCCGCAGAGATGGGCAGGGAGGGATTGGTCGTCACCGCGTCAAAGTCAGCCCACTTCGTCCGCGCTTCGGCGGCGAGTTCGCTGTACTGCTGTGCAGTGACCTGCTCGACGGTGCGCTGGGCCGCTTCAGCCCGCTCCTGCCGATCAGCCATCCGAACCTTGGCTACCAGTTGATCGTCGTAATCGAGGGTTTCGAGGTCGGGGACTTCCTGGGCCTTCTTGCGCCAGTATTCCGCTTCCCGAAGCGCCTCATGCTTCTGTCGGGTCAATTCATCGATGCGGTTATGAACCCCCGGCTTCTTGCGGGGCTTCGCGGCTTCATCGTCGCCGGTGTCCGATTGCTCGGGTTCCACGTTGTCAGTCGTGGTCTGCTCGGTGGTCGCGTCCGAGGTTTCGACCGGGGCAAGGGGTTCCTCGCCCGCAGGCTGTTCGCCTGAGAGTTCTTCGCTCATGTTGTGGGGTTTCCTGGTGCGCCCGAAGGCGGGTTTTGCCGTTTAGAGGCCGTCGCCTATTGGGCTTTCGCCGCAATCTTGTTATGATGCGCCCATGCTAGACACACCGCTGAAAGACCTAAACTTGAGTGTTCGCGCGCACAACTGCGTCACTCGCTACCATGGTCTCAAAACTGTCAGAGACTTTCTGACCCTGGCTTCGTCCGAAGATGGCGCGAAGATTTTAATTAATACCCCAAACTTTGGGCGGAAGTCTTGGAACGAAATCGCCGAGGCCCTGCGCACGATTGGAGTATTCCTGCCAACTTACGGAGCGACGCCGAAGCTTCGGCGAGTAGTGGCCCACCGCC